TCAGACGGTTGATGTACCAGGCGGCTTTTTTCAAATCAGTCACCGCATCGCCCTTTAAGCCGGCCCTGGAGAGATACTTAAGCGCGTTGAGCCTCAGGTATCCCCGGAACTCCTCGAGGCTCGCCTTGGCCCGCATATAGTCGATCGTCTCGATTCCGCCCGCGGTGTAGTGGCCTGGGCTGTTTACTTCATCAGTCATATCATTGAAGCAGACTAAGCTGCACCGGTTGGTTGTTGATCCGATTTTGAAACTTTACCGCGTTGCGCCAGTCGTTGCCATTTCGTCCCTCCATCCGTGCCGCGAATGACCAAGCCATCGAATCAGCCGAGTAAAGGTTGTCACGGACATCAGCCCACGCAAGAGCTGTCGTTTTGACCCCAAACCCGTGCAGCCTCAAGTCAGGCCGAGCACCCCTGATAGCCCTCAGAACCTCAACAATCGCGCTTGGGTTGCCATTACGTTTGCAGACACTTCCAACGCCAACATATGCCCCTACACCAAGCCGATCGCCGTATATCTCTAAATGCCTTAGGTAGTCTTGAGGGTCATAACCTTGAAGCACTGGCATGATGCAGACGCCGGTGTCCTCAGCGATTAACTGGTCGTATCTCTCTACCGTTAGTCTCTGATGGTCGTTCACAGTCAGACCAGTCTTTTCGAGCATCCAGGCCTCGCACATATAGTCCTGAGACACAGCCGCAATTAAGTTTCCGTTGCCCTTCCACCTTTTGATCTCTTTCGCATATTCGCTGACGGGCTCCGGGTAGCCGCCATATTTGTTTATTGTAGTAAACGCCCCGCTATCCATGATCCATTCATTCACGGGGAATGCAGATTTTCTTTTCTTCAAAACATTTACAGATATAAATGCTCTATCAACCTTGTCCGCAGTATGTGCATGAAACATCCCGGTGTAAAATTTCATCTCACTCTAGATTTATTTTGATTCCAATTTTAGGCAAAACAAAAAGCTTGTCTTGTTCAAACTTTCTTGTTGTGCTAAACATCCCTGCGTTATTGATGCCGTGCTCAACTTCAAGCCCAACCGAGAATTTTTTTGTGACGTTGTACATCGCCCATGTCTTGCCAAACACAACCACCTTTTCTTGTGGGAAACCTAGACCAGAGTTTTTATAAGACTCTATGAAGCCATAAATTTCAGTTTTCTCAGAGGGCTTGTGGAAGTGAGACAACTCAATAATGTTAAGGTTTCTGTTTGGATCAAAAAAAATTGACAAATCCGTGCTCGCATAAGCAGAAGAACAAAAAAACAACAAAAAAGCAAACTTCTTCATATAATCACTCCTTGTTATGATTGGTCGAGGTTGAGTTAAGCATAATTTTATAAATGACAACCGACCAGATTGCCGCTCCAACGACCTTAGCAGCGAACTGCATCCCAACAACGTTAGGGATTAGCGCCCCAAAAGCGATCGTTGGAAACAAAATAGAATCAATAGCAGCACTGGCTAGGTTGCTAAAATTTGATCTTTTTACCCATGAACCAGAAGTTTTTGAAAAAACAATCCAGTCAACAGTAGAAGCCGTTACGAACGCAAAAACCGAAGCTATAGCAATCATTCCGGTGGCAGGGTTCAATAAGCAAGTAATTGCTCCGGTTGCTAATATTAAGGCTCCCATCTGCCATTTTTTCAGACGAAAATGCAGCCAATCTCTGATAGCCAAGTCAAAACCAATTAAAACAAAAGCATTGATTGGCGTTATTGATGGGCCAAATTTTGAAACCAACAAGTTGGCCGCAATTAGGGCGCAGGCGTAAATTAAAATTACCCAAAAAATCATAAACTTTCCACCTCCCGCGGCAGGTTTCGCAGGATGACGGAGTAGTCTGGCTCTACCTCAATTGCTTTCGCGCTATACAGCGTTTGACGCCTGCCGTTTTCGGTCTCCTCAATTTTGTTGATTGAGTTGTTGTTGGTTAGTCTCATTAGTACCCCTGAGATGGCCTTCCTGGTCATACCCTCCACCTCAATCTTAGACATCTGGATGGGGCCGTGCTCAATGATGTAATCAAGTACCCGCTGCTGTGTCATCTTCTACCTTCCATTGCCTAACCATGAAATATTCACCGTAACTCTCGCGAACGTTGGACGGGTAGCCGCGGTCGTCTAGCCAGTGATACAGGTTTGTGTGCAGCTCGTTGTCCCAGACCTTCGGGAAACCATACCGCCACCCCTCTGGCGGGTCAACCCACACTTTCATGACCAATCCTCATAAAATTTGTGTTGTCCAATTGGCAGATTAACGCCGCACCGCTCACACCTGTCGTGCGTGTAACGGTAGTGGGCGTCAAGGCAACTGATGACGTTCTTATGGCCGAACAGCCAGCACAAAACCTTAGCCACCATTCTTCTCCCGCAATTTGGCCTCACAGTTTTTCCAGGTCATTCTTGCGGTATAACCGGTGAAGTCGTCGAGTTCTGAACAGGTGGCTACGGTTTTTTCCATGATCTTCTGAACCTCATCATCCGTCAGCCCGACCCACCGCTGTGAGTGTTTGACTGCTTCTTGAATAATTGTGATTTCTTCTTGAAGTGTGTCGGCAAGGTAAATGGGTTTTAATTTCCCGTCTACGTCTTTATGCCTACGCAAAGACATAAGAAACTGTTCAATATCAATCATGTTCCTTTTCCTTAGATTCAAGCGCATCGGCGGCTTCCTCTAGCAAGTCTGCAATCCTGTCTGGGGCGCCCTCTTGAACCGACTTGCGCGTGCTGATTTGCCTACGAATTTCAGCGCGTTTACGAAGCCTGTAAATTAGGTCTTGGTTATCCACCGTTCTTCTCTCGCAACTTGGCCTCTACATCTTTAACTAATTGAACCAAAGCCGGGGCGTCCTCATAGCTAGGCCACCAGCTAGGCAGGGATTTAATTTCATTATCCGTTAGACCGACCCACTGGCGCGGGGCTTTGTACAGCGGGATAGAATCATCGTCACCTTTGTTTGTTTCAAACCAAAGACGCAAGCCTGTGTCATAGCCAAACCAACCTACGCAGTCTTGTTCTGGTTGCGCCCGCCTATTGAACAGAGCGTCTATGGTTTGTTGATAAATGTCAGCGTGGCTTTTAGGCGTTAGATGCCTGTTATCTCTGACTCCATCTCTGGGATATACGTTATTGCACAGAACACTCAGCGCCTGTTGCATAAGTTCGCGCTCAGTCATAGCCAACTCCCTTGCAGTACATACTTTTTCTTGCCGTATTCAAGTACATCAATCTGGCGTACCTTGAGCTTTAGTTTCTTGGCGTAGTACCGAGCACGGCCCAGTGATGGGGTACGAATAAAGTTTCTGCCGCCGCCTTTGGGGTAATCAATCCAACGACAACAAACGTAATATTTTTTCTTGGGCCAGCAGTGCTTCATTTCTCACCTTCCCGATCGGTAATTTTGATTCGCCATTAATAGGCTTTCCTGCGGATTCTTCCCGTTCGGGGTCGCAGGTGCATCGTCTTCCCTGTCCGCAGTCTCCTGTGCAACTACTGCCTCCGCTAAAAATTTCTTGAAGATACCGTCGCCTGGCCAATTTGAACATCTTTCCCTCTCCGGTTGCCGGCGGTCAGATGTTGTGTGCATCCTCCACCAGACGGGCAAAATCGACAACCTCATCTAGGTCACCCTTAACGTAATAGTCCTTGGCATTCTCGTGTTTGTCAATAAGGCCTGCTGCTAATGCCAACTTCATGAGCTGACGCTGGCCTAACCCCATCGGAGGCTTGTTCTCCTCGAACGAGAAGCAGGCAGAGTCCCAGGCAGCACACCAGCACTTGTACAGCGGCTCCTCAAGAGGGTGGTAGTTACCTGTTCCAACCATGATGCTGTCTCGCCATTTACGCCACGCAATATCGCGTTCCATACTCTACTCCACGATGATTCTCTCGCCGATGCCGCCCTTCCTGGCCGCCTGCTCCCAGCCGATTGAAAAATCCCAAGACCCGTCCTTTTGACGTTTAGCCTCGATGAACTGTATCTTGCATGGGAAGTTGTACGACTTGGTGACAAAGCCGTAGTTGCTGTAAACCTTGACACGTTTGTTCTCAGGCCTCAGGTGCGCCAGCAGCTCGACCAGCTCCTCTTCCTCCACCGCTCGGGCGCTCGAGTTGCCTCTTTTCCCGAAGTGATTCCTCAATTCTGTGACTTTCATTGTTCCTTACATAAAGACGCGAACAATGGAAGAGTAAATCACTTGCGATGTTGTTGACAAGCGTTCTATCTGGCGCGGAAGACGCCATAATTTCTTGAAGCTTGCGGGCGTGAATCAAAATGATTGTGGTCGAGTCAGCTATTTCAATCTGCATATGAAAAAGCCCCCGGTTTAATGGGGGCCTCCGTTAAGTAAACCCGGATTAGCGGGAGGTGACACGGATAGAGAACCGGGCGCTGGTCTTGGTGTACTTGTCGTACATGGCCTGTCCGCACTCCTTGATGAACTTTTTGGAGTCGAACAGCGTGACGTTTGACTCGGAGTGGGTTGCCTTGAAGAGAGCACCCTCAAATACTTTGGCGCCGCCTGGGAGAGTCGCCTCGTCCTTCATTGCGTCTTTGATCGCGTCAGCCCGTGCAGTCAACTCTGCGATCTGGGCAAGTAAGGCACCCAGCTCGTCAACTTCGTTGGTCTGGAGTGCGAGGGCTTCGATGTTGGTAACTGCGTTCATTTCACTGTCCTTTTTAACCTGGGCCACACCGTGCAGCCCATGAGTTGAATACTACACAGAATTTTTGGTCCTGTGTAGATTTTTTTCACTTTTTTTCAAATTTTTTTTGGTCGGGCAAATCCTCGCTCTTAAGGTGCTCCAGGAGGGGCTCGAGGACCGACTCCTGCTCAGGACGAAGCTTCATCCACGCCTCAATCTCTTGAATGATGATCGCAACGCCAGCGTCAAACCCTT